TAGATGTTAATTTTGTAAGTCTTGGAATAGTAATCTGATGTGGATTACTAGATGGATTAACATTGATGTTAACATATGCAACTGCAGATCTATGTGATCTTGGAAGATAGTTTAGTGATTTAGATATTGAATAAACACTGTCTCTCAACTGTGCACTATCAAGAAACATCTCTGTTGCAACGTGATTAAGATAGATTCCATTGTAGTATGTGTTATATGCTAGCAGATCCATCAATACATTTAAGTTTGAACCTGTGAAGTCATAATCAGCAAAAACATCTTGGCCTTGCATGAACGTGATTAGGTTAGACTTAATTGTGCTAAAGTCCAAATTGGCGACCGAGAATTCTGTATTGGTCGTAGCCATTATCTAGTCCTTTCTAGGCCTAAAGTAAAAGTAACTGGGTCTTCAATATTTATAATACCAAAAGTAATTGTTATTCTAGCCTCATTCTTGTCATTTATAAACTCAAGCTCTGTTGCTAATAACTCAGCTCTTGGCTCAAAGTTAATTATTGTTTCATTGATATATGCTTGTACTTGCATTTGTGTAAATGGAGTAGCATTTTCAAACAACAATCCTCTCAATCCACCACCAACATTAGGTTGAAAAACTCTTTCAAGTTTATCTGTTAACAATAAATTTCTTACAGATTGCTTTACTGCTTCAGCATTAATCTTCTTATTGAGTTGACCTGTGACAGCATTCCTTGAAAAGTCAGTAAAGAAGTCTGAATATACAGTAGTCGTTGCAGCTCTATTTTGTGTTACTACTGCTACTTTACTCACTCTGCGCCCTCCTCAGGATCCACAAAAGGCTCTGGTTTTTGCCCTGGTGGTAGTTCTTTACCCAATTGAGTAAAGAAGTTTTTAAAGTTACTATCCAACACTTTCAAGTTTGCTTCCACTCCAGGAGCAGCTTTCTTAGCTGATTCAATAGTTGGACCAAAAGCATTCAATATATTATCTAAGTTTACTGCAAGACCAGTAGTTGGATCTTTAACAAATTCATTTATTGCACCTTCAGATATATTTTCTGAGGTTGGTATTGTAATATCAATCTCACTTAGTCTTTTAAATGTATCTTGTGCAACTTCAGTATTTTCACCAATAAACTTTTTCAAAGCTCCAGCATTAACTTGCATCACACCTTGTGCTGCAGCACGACCTTGCTGGAATGACTCTTCCCATTCTTCTTTTGATGGAAAGCCAAATGGTATTAGTATCTCAGCTCCATCTTCATCTAATGTCTTCTGAAAAACAAAGTTCTCTCCAGTAGAAGGATCAAACTTAACTTCAGTTGCAAGTCTTTCCTTAAATTTATTTATAACAGGACCTAGGGTAGCTATAGATACTCCTTTGTCTTCTAACAACTCATTCTTTATTGTAGCAGCCATTTCTTCTATTTCATATGGCTCTGGAACAATTTCAGACAATGCATCTTTGATTGGTTGTACAGCAGCATTACCAAATTTGAATGCCACTACCCTTTCACCATTTTGAACTCCATCTTCATCAAAAGTAGGCTCTGTTGCAAACTTAAAGTTAGGTATCAATGTACCAGGATCAAAAGCAGTTGCAGAAACAGCTTCTGTTGCCTCTGTTAATCTTCTTCTCAATGCTCCTGTAGCATCTGTCCATTCACTACCAGAAACACTTCCTAGTACTTCATTTGCAAACGCATCAAGTCCTGTTAGCTGTGGAGCACTAATAGCACTACCTATAGTTTCTTGTAATGATTCTATTGAAGGTATTGCTACGTCATTTGCAACACTACCAAGTAAATCTTGAAGACTGCTTGGAGGAACAGTACCTGCTAGTACATTACCCATCTCTTCTTGTAGGCTTTTAAGTTCTGGTTTCAATGCTTCAGTAGCTTCATGCAATGTGTTAGTTACATCAGCAATAGCATCCGTTGATGATTGAAGTATTGCTTTAAGACTACTTGGAGTACTAGCTGCTATATCAGTATCGAGGATAGTACTCAATTCTGTTGCAACTTGATCAGTGATGGATACCAGTTTAGTATCAATACCACTATTCTGTAGTGCAGTTTTAAATTCATCTATATCTAAATTAATCATTTAGATCAATCCTGGTTGATTTGATAAATGTGTTAGTTGGGGTAGTACTTGTACCTACAAGAAACTGTGCTGGTGTATCAATAGTAACATTTGAAGTAGCATCCATGTTTAGATTATCTTCAGTATGAATATTGACATTAGAGGTAGTCTTAACTGTAAAGTTTGAATCAGTTGCAATGTTAGTATTGCCACTAGTATACATTGTAAACGATCCATTAGTAATAAGATGTCTCTCAAAACCTTTGATAGTCATTGTGACATTATTTGAGTATACTTGATACATGTCACCTTTGAACTTCTCTCTGGTACTACCATCGATAGTACTGTCTTCATTACCACCAATTCTCAAACTTCTATTTTCATTAATTTGTGTTGATTTACTTGATTGAATTTCTTTTTGTTCATTACCTCTGATTTTGGTTACCATATCTCCATCAACACGAAGATGATAATCACCTCTGACTTCTTGATACATATTCTTCTCAACAAGTAATCTTACATCACCCCTTACAGTGAGGTTCATGTTACCTTCAACTACAACATTTTTTCCTTTGAGAAACATCTCATAATCATCACCAACTATCTTTGTGACTCTTGAACCATCTGGTTGTATCTCATAGAAACTACCTTTAGTATGATATTGATGTATTCTTTCACTTCCTGGTGTGTCATCATACTCCATGACATGACCAGATTCAGATGTGTATGTGTGATTGTATGGATATGCTGATTGATTAGGTGGCTTCTCTCCAGTCCTACCTTCCCATGGATGTCCTTTGCCTGTATCATCTAAGAAGCATGTATCATTATTAGCTTGGCCACCATATCTTGGAAATGGTTCATTCCAATGGTTTCTATAGTAAAAGTCTCCTGGATTGCCAGCATTGTGCTTATCACTACTTGGAATCTTTGGTCCATCTAGTTTTCTAACTGTCTCTGCTATAGGAGGTACTGCTGTTGGTATTTGAGTGACTCTATCTCTATTCTTGACAGCTAAAGACTCTTCACCTTCAGCCATAGGACCTCTAGCTAGCTTGTTAACATCACTTTGCCTGAGATATTTTTCTTTTGGATATACTCCTCTTGGATCACCAAACCCAAGATTGGATGCAATTTTTTCTTTTGGTATACCTACTAATGTACCAAGTATAATTGGTTGTTGTAATTCAACACCATCAATGAACATACCAAACACCCATGTACCCTCAACAGGTCCTGTTGGACTTATACCAACTCCACTTATAGATGCACTGTTGTATGGCATTACTGGCATTGCCCAAGGCAAGTCAGCTGTTGGAATATCTACCTTATCTTCAGTATGTACACCATAAACTCTGACTTGACAACGGCCAATATTCAATGGATCATTTCTATTTTCAACAACACCTATAAAATGTTGGACGTTAATTAATGCTTCTGCTGAGTTTAATGACATTATTTTTCTCCTGGAATCCCAGAATTTTTCATACAAGATATCACTGTATTGTGGTTTTCTTGGTTATCAAATACTTGTTTTACTGATGCAATCATCCATCTACCACCTAGTCTATTAGCAGATGTACTAGTTTGTTCATCACCCTTGTAAGCTGATTGTTCTGGTATTTGGAGATCAACCATTTCACCAGGTACTAGTGTAATATCACCAGTCAATGTTATGTTTATTTGTTGTGATAACAGATGATGTACAAATGGCATACGTTGACTGACAACGTGCTCATAAAATTGATTTCTCTTTGTTGTATCTTTGATTATTAGGAACTCATAAGTATCTTCTACAAACATATCCTGAAAGTCAGTATCAATAAAAGGAGAACCAGCAGGATCCACCAGCTGATATGCACCTTTAGTTTTTTCCCGGTAGTCAAAGGCAACATCTCTATAAGTCTTACCCACAACATCTAACGCTCTCGCAGTGTTCTTTAGTGATCCAGTTGCACCTAACATTTGTTGGTCAGGTAGTTTTAATTCACCTAATGCTTTTATTTTCTTTATTTCATCAACAGTATCTTCATCAGAGCTATCCAAAGGACTCCATCTATATGATCTAAGTTGTTTTTCTGTCTCTAATAACTCATTTTGATCATTAATTAACTTTTCAATATTGTGGAAATAGTATCCGTTTATTGTCTCATAAAACAAAAACATACTACCACCAAATGTAAAATCATGAGCTCTTCTACCACACATATCAATAGCAGCAAAAGGATTTCTTCCTGGTATAATAAAAGAGTTTATTACTTGTTGAGTTACGTGTACTTCTATATCTCTTTTATCAAATGGTGTTAATGGAGTATTTTTGAAAAACTCTTGCTTTGGACTTTTAGTTATATATCTGTCCCATATAGACTGAACCGTCTCTGAATATGTTTTATTGAAAGATTGATTGACACTAGTATATGAATCTATCAAGGCTTCTTTTGTTACACAATCTAGCGTCATCAAAGCACTTTGTCCTTGATTGGAAACTTCAGCTTCTTTTATTGATCGTACATAAAATTGAAGATTTATTATTTTATCTTCTGCATGATCGTTATGAGCTGTTAGTATAACAAACTCTTGGCCAAGTATACCTTGTCTATTGAACCTTGTTAGTATGCCTTCACTTTCACTAATAGTTAGTGTCAGTGTAACAGAGCTCTCAAACAAACTTTGGTTCAAGAACGCTGATAACAATTTAGAAAATAATTCTACTGGTCCAGCTTTGATACTTCCATCTTTATTTAATGTAACAAGATGTAATGAATCAATAACTAGATTGCCTAGTTTAGCCATTCTTTTTCTTCGTCAGTGTAAGGCCACATTAGAATAACCTATCTAATTGGGTTAAAACTCTACTCACCATTTCTGATGGTACTAATTTGATAAATCTTTTATTATCATTAACTCTTTCAAAATAACTATATGCAGTGACTCCTGTAAAGTCTCCAGCTGTAATTTCACTATAGAATCCAGCATGATTGTATGTATCTGTTGATATAGTAATGTCTTTTGTTTGATGTTCATAGAACAAAAGAGTTGATTGGCTAGTAGCTACCGATCCATACTTTGCTTCCATATGCTTATTAAACTCTCTTGTTGTGAGGGGCCACTCATAATATGGATCAAGTTTTATGTTTGGTAACAACACTAGCCATGCTAGATTTGGATTATCATATGCAAAGAATGATACAGTGTCTGGTCTTTCGCCATCTTGGATTTCATAATTGTTCAATCCAAATTGACTTGGTATCAACTCTGTAAGTTTATATCCTTTTGTGATATCTCTTATAGTTTGATTCTGAAATGTTGTCAGCGGAAGTTTATTAAGTGCCATTATGTTGCTCCTTGTAGACCTTGACTTCCAACAATCCGAGCAGCGTTCTTAGCACCTTCACTTAAATTCAATCCATCAGGATAGTTTTCTGCTGTCCATATAGATGTTTCTTGTAAACTAATTGATAATCCTATACCTGCAGGGTGACCATTCTCTAAAAATGCTGGTCCTTGTGGTGTATAATCAACACTAACATCTGTAACAAATGCAGGTTTAAATTTTAAGTGACTTCTGTTTCCATTGAGAGTATGAATTTGGCAATGTGCTTCTTTAGGATATTTCAATGTTAATCCAAGGTTACCATCTCCTTGTCTTGGTAGTATATCTGATTTCAAAGCATTTATCATCTTCTCAATGGTAGTTGTCTCTTCAGCTGATTGTGGCCACAGTTGCCAATCAAAGGTATAATTTTTTAGTTTAACTCCTTTGAAAAATGATGTTACATGAGGATTTGGTACTTGACCAAGAATTGCTCCACCAATACCTGCTAGTCTTGGGAATGCTCCAGTTCCTAATGCTGCTTGTATAATTGCAGCTGCGTCTGCTTTATTAGCAGATGAAACAGACTTTGCAGCTTTTCCAACTGCACCTCCTACAACTTTTCCTACTTCTTCTGCACCTTGTGCAATACCTATTTGGTTTGCTACATCTTGTATACCACCAGCTAGTTTACCTACAACTGCTCCAAGCTCTATAGTACTATAGTCTAATCCTTGGACATCTTTCATACTAGATGGGACAGGCAAGAAATAATTTCGTCCTACTTTTATTGCTTTTGCTCTGCCAGAAGTTGAACCACCACCAGAAATTTGATCAGGTACACCACTAGAGGTACCTCCTTGACCTTTAGAATTATATTCAAACTCCACCATTGCCATTTGAAAACAATAATCAGCAGATAAATCTGATGGGAATGAAAGGCCTTGATCTGTTTGAGAAAAGCTAGCTTTCTTTGCAGCCATTATTTGACTTTGTGTTCTTGCTCTACTCTGTGACTCTACAGGGTTTCTGGATCCTCCAGCTCCTTGTAATATATTTGTCATCTAAATATTCCTATGAGTTATAAAGGCAAATTCCGTCCAACTAATCCACATAAATATAACGGAGACCCCACTAACATTATTTATAGAAGTTCGTGGGAACTCAAACTTATGATCTATTTAGATGAACATTCTGACATCGTTAAGTGGTCTAGTGAAGAGTTTGTCATACCATACAAGAGTCCAATAGATGGTAAAAGACACAGATACTTTCCAGATTTCTGGATAAAGAAAAAGAACGGAAGATGTGTTATGATTGAAGTTAAACCAGCAGCTCAAACAAAACCACCAAATCCTAAGAATAAGAACAACACAAAGTCAGGAAGACCAAGCAGAAGATATCTTAACGAAGTAAAAACATACGGTATTAATGAAGCTAAGTGGAAGGCTGCTTATGCTTACTGTAGAGATAGGAAATGGGACTTCAAAATCATGACCGAGAAAGA